AATTATCATCGACTGTTATGAGTGATCCATCTGATTTATAAATTGAATATGCCATTTATCTGAATTCCTTGGTTTTGTTATTTATCAGGCTACACCCATCTGTACACGAAGCGTGTATATTATCTCGATTGATCTAATTGCGGATTTTTCAAGTGGATTAAAAATAACATGTGTTAACATTAATTTAGATTTAGATCCAGGTGTATCTGAAAAATTTGGAGTTTGTTCAATAAAGTTTTCAACATCAGCTTCAGTTTGAGTATGATCTCCTTCGAATAAATTATTTGTTCCAGCGAATAATCCAATCTCATTAAAAATTATAGTATTAGGATTAGCAGGACTAAGTGCCACAGGTGGTTCTGAAAATCCGATAGTTACATCAACAATAATATCTTCATAACTTACTGCATAATTTTCATTAGGAATATAAGCTCGAGATGATGGATTAAAATTTGCATCATCCGATGACCCATTTGATATTTTCTTGACATAAATGGTATTATATAAATTTGCAGTCGGATTTTTAATTATACTTGATGTACTACCTAACGTAGGTTTATATAGTATTGTGCCAGGACCGCTAATATATGCCCCACCGTCTCCGAAGGCCATGTATGCTAGAAAACTACTAGAATCTCCTATTAACGAATGTGCAACAGCCACAGACATATTACCATATAAGATATCATTATGAGTGTCGAGCAACACTTCTTTTGTATCTTTATCGATAATTTTTACGAATCCCTGGATTCTAAGTTTAACCAATTCTGAAAACATCTTTACCTTCTATATTCTATTATTTATCTAAAAATAAACATATACTTTATTCTTGTGGGAAGTTGTTGAAAAGTTCTATTTCTTCTATAAGGAATGTATGATCCCACGGATCTATACCACCAGTATTACCAACCGGTACAAGACTCTCGTCCCATGGATGAATACCATCTTCGTCCCATGGAGTACCTTCAGTAAGAATTGACACAACTTTCTCGAGTACACTTCCTATAGCAATATCCATAGTATGATGTGAGCTGGTATAATCACGAATTTGTGTATGATATGGCTTAACATCTTTAATGTAATCAACTATATTTCCGATTTGATCTGGAATGAAAAGCTGACTTTGTGTCAATGGAATGTTATCTTCTTTAATGAAAATGTATGATGTCTTAAACACCCAATCAGGTGTTTTCTGTTCACTCAATACATAATTAACCATTGAGAAGAATAGTTCATTTTGATCAACAATAAATTCATTAATCATAACTTCTGTTCTAAATGCATTTAATAATTGTCTTAATTCAACTGATAATTCATATCTGTTGATAATTGTATACATGGTATCTAATATTTTAATTGAACTATTTTCAATACCAATTTCATTTAGACTTAATACAGGAATATTAGGATTAGGTTGAATTACTACATATAAAATATATCTTCCATCAATTGTTCCATCAAGAACCTGTAGAATCGTATCCTTCATTAATTGTCCCGAAATTAATGCTAGATTAGCTTGTGTCAGAGTTTGGAATACAACTGTTGGTACAGCATCTTCGAATCCTAATTCATACCAATTGGTGTAGGTCCAGAATTCATTTGTATCTACATTAATATTCCAGTCTGGATTATTATCCCTAATAGGGATATGTTTGAGTAATTCATTTGCTGCCTGAACAAAGATTTTTCGTGCTTCTTGAATCTTAACAAACATACTCTGACGTGGACGATATTTAATTCCATATTTTTCTCTTTCGCTTAAAGTTGGATCTGGAACTGGTAAGACTTCGGTAGTTGGTTCGAGAGGAGGATCAACAGGAGGAATAGGCTGAACGGGCGGGATAATGATACCATTTTCCCATTCATCACTAATAGGTAGCTCATCTGTGTATCCAGTTAAACTATCAACCATTTTATTCCAGAATTGATCTGTTACTATAGAATTTGGATCACCTTCACGGAACAATGCCCATTGAGTATGTTCTTGATCTTCTCTTTCAGAAAGTCTATATTGTACCTGAATATTGTCGCCTTGATATGCAAGAATTTCTTGTACATTAGAAAACATGTAAGAATTATTTGTCTCAGTTTGTTGTATAGGACTGAAGAATGTGAATCCTTGTCCTTTAGGATTCTGTAATAACCTTGCAACATCAACAGCAGCCATGGTCCTGTTTTTGATATTTGGCATATCAATTGTACCACGCACCCAGAAATAATAATTTGTTTCTGTAATACTCGTAAATCTGTTAGATGTTGAAATTTGAACATAAGAAGTTACATCACGTGGTATACCAGAACCAGTATATTCTGCTGGAGGTACTGGACTTTTAACCCATTCATAGATTGCAACAATTGATCCTGGGAATAATTGTGCCCAATGATCACGCCTGTAAACAAGATTATCTACCTCTGTTTCACTATCATCTTTGGCAATAGGTTGTTCATAATAAACATATCTTGTGTTTGAGAGATCCCACCATAATTTTCCAATTTGATCTTCATCAAAAGTAATGTTTTCACTAAACAATCTTACATCACCGGTGACATTATATCTTGCTGGATCTCTCAATGAAATATAAGAAATATTCTGTTTTGCACTTCCTGGAAGAATAAACTTGAATGGATCATATATAGGTAATTGAACTAATTGAGTCCCTTCATCATTAAATACGGTTGCACTTTCAAATAAAGATGTATTAATTAATTTTTCTTGTGTCCTGAATGGCTCTCCATCTTTAAATACATTCCATACGGGTGGATCTAAATCGATACCATCTACCCAAATCTTATTACCAACATCGACCCAATCAACAATGGATTCTGCTTTAGTTAAGAAACGCATTGTCTTAAATAGAAGTAAGTTTGTAAAATTAATATAATCAGGCAAATCTGTAGATAGAATAGGGTTGCCATCTAATGTTATTAAACTGTAATAATTATGAGTTTGATCTAAGTCGTTATCTGTTTCTACTTGATTAAATGTGAATGGAATGGCAAAATTAGTTCCAGGATTAATAGCTAAAGGATCGGCAATTGTGACTGATGCGGCAGTATATCCTATTCCTGGATTTGTTATAATTATTTCACTAATCTTTCCACCAGCAATGGTAGCAATTGCTGTCGCTCCAGTTCCAGTTCCAGTAATAGTAACTACTGGCGGAACAAGATAATTTGCACCAGTCTTAGTAACAGTTATTTCTTTAATTGCTCCTGCATAAGGTAATGGATCTGCAAATGTTATTGTAGGCGAGACATAACCAGCTCCACCATTAACAATATTAACAGATATAACTTTTCCATTCTCATCAAGATTAGCCTCAAGAATAGCTCCAGATCCACCACCTATAGGATTTATAGTTATTGCGGGAGGATCTTCATATCCGCTACCACCATCATCAACAACGATTGTAGTTATTATTCCACCCGATACATCTGGATGACCTAATGCTCTTTTAGTTATTACGGTAACTTCGGCTCTCGCTTCCTTAACATATAAAGAAAGAATATTACCATAATCTGTTTCACTATTAGGATCTCCACCGCCGAATTGTGGAGTGATTAAATAAGGCTTAAGTGTTCTTAAGAATAATTCATCACCATCACCGACGATAATGTCAAAATCAGAATCGTCAGAAATATCTACCATTTTGTAGACACCCCAATCCTCTGTAAATGTCTTTGCTATCCAGATTGTATTTTCATTAATAGGATTAAAGCTTGGAGTACCCCATGCAGCAGTAAGTTCAACATCACTAAAAATACTAAAGTCAACATCATTAAAATGAACATATCCTGCGGTTGGTATAGGATTATATTCAATCTTATCTGTTAATGGAAACTCTAATGCAACTGATGGTTCTGTTGGACGAACTACCCATTTTTCCGTATCATCAATGTCTATATTAATAATATTATCAAGTGTTGGATCACGTAAAATTCCACCCTGCCAGACAGCGTAAAGTCTGTCAAGATCGTGTGATTCTGTTGATTCAATGGTAACTGTTGGTGCAACTAGATAACCAAAACCTGGATCTGAAATATCAACACGAGCAATTCTACCATTGGCATCAAGAACAACATAAGCCTTTGCAACTCTTAATAAAAGAAATACATCCCATTCTTCCGGAATAAATGGTCCCGGACCTGAATTAATCTTTTTCGAATAGAATACAGGAACTCCATCTGAACCGACGAATTTAACTATATCTCCTATGCCGTAGGTAGCTAATGAATTAAAATTCGACCATACAATTAAGGGTGTAGCATCTGGTTCTGAAATTACTATCTTAGGTACTGTGGTGTAAATATTTTCAGCATTGAAGATATTAATTTGTTTGACAAATCCAATTTCTGATGGTACAAAGTTTAGACGAGCAACAACAACTTCACCTGTATTCTGTTCTGGTATTAATCTAAATTCTGTAGAAACCTGTTCAACGGTATTACCGAAATCTCCAAGCCTAAGTGCCCATTCTTCATATACTTTAATGATTTCATTGCCCTGAACTTTTGTAGATCTGAATAACTTTTCAAATGCTTGTTTAGTTCCTTTCTGTCTAATTACTCCTTGATAAAATAGATATTGAACATCGTTGGCAACTTCTAAATTGTCAAGATAACTCTTACTTTCATATCCAATAAGATTACGACCTAAATCTTCTAAACTTGGATTATCAATAGTTACATTTGCATCATAATAATAACGCATTGCATCGACAATAGTATCATAATTAGGAACAAGTTGATCTTCAATAACTAGGTATCCTGGTGCTTCCATTTTACCGTACCATCCAAGACTTCTGAATCCATTAAAACGAAGTCTTTGTTGTCTTGCACGATAAAGTGGATCATAAATGATATCACCAAAACTTGTTGAGTTATCGAAAATTATAACATGTTCTGTTTCGGATGCATTAATTTGCAAATAATAAATTCCACCGACTGTTAAATCTGCTGGTGCAACAGTTATAAGTGCTCCATCTCTATCAGTCGTAGTTCCATTTGGAGGAATTGCTACACCATATTTGTCTAGAATGCTATAAACACCATTTGATAACATTTCAACATCATTTGGATAGCCACGTTTGACGATTAATGTGGCTGAGTTGGAAAGAGGACTAAGTTGTATAGATGCATTAGGCGCCCAATTTGTATTAATCCAAAACAAAAATTGTTTAGCAGAAGATAACCAATCACTAATTTCATTTGTATCTGGACTTACGTCTTTAAATTGCCAACCTTGTTGTTCTAAATAAGCACCCCACCCAATCATAATATCAAAAACTTCTTGTACGGTTTTTATAATAGAACCATATGGATATCTTGTTATAGTGACATCTGATACTGGCCTATAGGTAACCGAAACTCCGCCTATGCTAGGTAATGCTTTTAATTTATTCCATGTTGCAGGAGTAAATTTTGAAACAGTTTGTATTCCTTTACTTGTATAATACACACCATTATATCTAACAATATCACCTTCCTTATAAGTGGCACCTATTTCAAAATATCTAAACTCTGCAGGTGTTCCACCAACTGAAATATCGATTAGTTTATCATTTCTTCTATCAAGTGTTATGAATTCGGCATCTAATAAATCATACCCGTAAATAACAAATGTTCCATCTTCTAAGGCGCGAATAATAATACCGCTGTAAGAATAAGTATCAACAATAGGACTTTTATGCAATATTACTTCGAAGTTATTCGTTGGAATAATTAATGTATTTGTATTTGCTCCAGGCGTGACTGAAGAAATATAAGTGTTAGTTGTATCTTTGTTAATAAATCCAGCTAGTTTATTTGCTAAATTGACATCAAGTGTTCTAACTTTTTGTCCAAAAGTATCACCCACATTTTTACCAAGAAAAAGAATTCTATCACTAATCCAGTTTTGATAACCAAATCTAATTTGTGGTACACCGTCAATAAGTTCAGCATGAACAATTTGATCTTTATTTTTAGGACGCATCCATGAAAAGAATGGATCAGATTCATGTGTAAATGGATCGAGTTCGAATTTATATCTATCATTCTGAACATATTGCCAATTCTTAGATGACATTGGAGAATTTGGATCTGTCGGATCAATTCTACCAGGCGATAATTCGGTACCTAATGTATCCCATAATAATTCTCCGAATGGACCTGGTCTCATTAGATATAGGAATTCCATCGCACTATATGCATATCCGGATGTTGACATCCATGCTTGTTCGACTGGCCCACCATCACCATAAACCCACGGATCATCGAAATGATCAAATGGATCATCATCTTCCACTATATTGATATTAAAAATATCTGGAACAGATCTAATAACACCTGCAGCATTAACCGGAATTATTAATGACAACCCCGGACGAGCCCACATTTCCTGTGGTTGAGCTTCAAGTGTGTCTGGATCATAAATTGCTGATGGGCCTTGACGAATAATGCCTGCTTCTAAATCATCCCAAAGATCGGTATTCGAATCAGACCAATCTGTTCCATATTCTGATTCCCACCATTCCGGTTCTTCACTAAATCCAAGCATTTCCCAGGGACGAGTATCTGGGTAATAGGTATCATAATAATATTGAAAAATACCTTTCCAATTTCCTGGCAATATATATGGTCGTGAAGGATCTGGTGATGTAATTCCTATTATAGCATCTGTATAATTATATAATTTCCAAAATTCTGTCGTAGGTGTTGGTGGCTGGCTTGCTGTAAGCCAATCATTAACACGATAATTAGCCTTATTCTTTGCAGACCATTTATTTAGATATGATTCTGTAACTTCGAGATATTCATCTCTTGAGTAACGAGTTTTTCTAAAGAATCCTGGCTTAACCGATTCAAGACGTAACGGAATAAAATATTCATTGCGATATTTTTGTTGTAAACCATTATAGATTCTTTTTTCAAGATCTAAAAGAAGATCATCTCTATAATCATTATAAGCAATTGTTTTTGATCCATCATGCCCGATGATAACATCTGTAGGAATTGCATAACTAGTATCTAATTCTTTTCTAGGAACATAAGCGCCCCATGCACCAACTTTTGTTGGTGTTGATGGAATGTATGTTGGCAATGGATTTTGATATAATGTTGCAAGAATTATTTTTCCTGCTTCGACTACTGTCGCACCGCCAGTTAAGGAATTTATAGGAACTTGTGAAATGGTAAAATGTGTTCCATCAATTGCTACTGATACAACTCTTGTATTTGGTTCAAATTCTCCAGATCCAGAGCCTTCCTTAACTTTAACTACCATACCAGGCGAAAGACCAACAGTTGAATTTACAGTAACATCTAAACCAGTAGAAAATGCTCCCGGTGCAGATTCATAACCCGGAACAGTTTCTGTATTGAATTGTACTGTTATCGGATTAGTTGAAATAATATTGTAATCGATACCAGCAACTAAAATATGTTCATCTGTAGAATCCGAAATATCATAAAAATAAATAGTGTTCTTCGGATCTGTTAAATTAATACTATTGGTTAATTCATATAATCCATCCGGAGGAACAATAATTGATTCTGAGAATGTTGGTGTTCCTTGTGCAACCATATATGAATATGCGAATGCATTTGAGAATTCTTTAGAGACATTAAGTCTCCTGAGTATTTCGCCGACCCATGCTGAAATATCTACAGTATTATTATGAACTTGAAGTGCGCTAAATCCTTGATTAATTAACTGCTGAGCTACACTAAGAAATCTATTCTTGAATTTAGTATATTCATCCGCACTAAATCTGATACCTTTAATAAAATCTAAATCATCAGAAGATGATACAAGCATTGATTTTAATGTAGGAGCAAGATTTTGTAGAATATATGAACCAACACTTCTGTTCTTTCTAGAGTCGAGATAATTGTTAATACCTCCAAATGCAATTCCTTCAAACCCAATTTGATTTGAAATAATAGATGAAAAATGTTGAATTATTTGGCTTATACTAAATTCCGAAATTTCAAGTTGTGTTGGATTAGCTTCGAGTTGTTGTGGAATTTCAAAGTAACCAGGATACTCCGGATTAAGTAATTCGTGCGTATATGTTTGTGCTTCTACCACAGGTGCAATTGCTTGTGGTATTAATAAAAGATTAGTCAGATATGTTTCTAAATCAATATAGATACGGTTGTTTAATTCAAAGAAAGTAAACCCACTAAAATCATTTTTAACTTCAATCCCATTTACTGAAACTATAATATCGGCTAATGGTTGAATTGGGCCGCCACCCCATTCATATCCGTATGGAGTAACACTTAATCTAAATTGAAATTCAACTCCGTAGCCTACAACAAATTTATCAATAACTCTTTGCTTACTTACTTCAATGCAATTAGCAGGAGGTGGTGGAATAATATCATCACAATCGCAAATATCATATAGATTCCAACTATTATATAAAATATTGTTAGTGGTAATATGATGATAATAATAACCATCAATTGGTGTTAATTCTGGACCATAGATATATCTGTCTGTAATTAAATCATTTTGAAAAATAATATCCGAAGATTGTCCGGCTGATGAATATACAATAGGAAATCCTAATACAGGATCAACAGTTGCTCCTGGTGTTTCATTTATCTTATAAGAGAAAATTTCATTTCCTCTAAACGAACTTTGTGGATAAATTATTGGATCATCTAGTGGAATATTATTATGATCAACTAATTCAAATAATGGCGCTTGATTTGTAGAAATTTTTTCATTGTGAACTTCTTGCCATACATTATTTGAAAAATACCAAGATTGTCCGGTTTGTGCGCTAAATCCCGGAACTGGTGCGTTTTCAGTTGCAATAAAAATATCACCTTCTTCAACAGGATCGAAAGTAGGGAAAGTAACAATGTTGGTTGTTGGATCAACATTAGCTGTCCAAATAAATCTATTATTAATACCTACACCTGGTGTGGTAGCGGTATCTTTCATCCATACAATTAAGTCTTGATTGGATATTTCGATACCAAAATTCGCAAGAATGAATGCAACAGTATTTCCTTGGAATTGAGCTTTTGTAAAAGCTTGTCCAATTTCATTTGTTCCAAATCCAAAATTAATAGCAGCCTTAAATTGAGTTCCTGATTTATAAAGTGGAATATTAGCTACAAATTGAATTATAGGCCTTAATGCTCTTGCAGCATTTGATGGAAATGAACCACCTGTTATTTTAATAGTTTCGTTAATTGTTGAAATGTGATACCATTTATTAGTCCTTGACCATGCATTATTATCTAATGCTCCACGTTCAATAGTAATATAATCATTTCCGGTTCCAGGTTGAGCTTGAATTACCCAAGTAGTCGCATCCCAAAGTCTATTATCAATTAATCTACCAGATGTAGTTTCAATTATACCATCCCAAGGTAGAAATTCAAAAACTGTTCCTGCAGTTAAATCTGAAGCTGGTTCAATTAAGTCAATACCAAACCCGGTTCCGCTTTCTGTAACAATTCCTTCGGGATTACATCCTCCAAAGTTTTCAACAATATGTGGTTCAACAAAAGCAGGATCATCTAATAACGAAATATTCATTCCTGCCATTAAGGTTAGATTTGGAGGATCTGCCGTAGGTGGTGTTGTGTAAGAAGATTGCCCAATAATATCTGAACCCATCACACCGGATATTTCTATTACTGGTAATCCTTGATCAATCCAGTAATAATTTTGATAGTTAATAAACATATCATAATCAATAGGAGGGCCAAAACTATAATATTGAGATTCAAATAACCTATCTTGATTTAAAGTGTTACCTTCATAATACTCGATATTATCGAGAAGATCTTCATAAAAGAAAATATTTGTTCTATTGGTATCCGCATCACGTGCGTATGCTGTTGCTTCTAATTGCCACCATGTTCTATTTTTTGAAGGTTCTGGAAGATAGAAATCAGTAATAGGATTATATTTTCCGGGATTCCTGCGGCCAAGAAACCCTGATAATAATTCACTTTCTTTCTTTTGAAAGACCTGATCGAATGTTGCATCGAAGAATTTCTTTTCTGTGACAGTTTGGAAAACTGCCGGTAATCTCTGGATATATTGAGCTGGCATGTATTATACTCTTAAATTCTGATCTGTAAGGTTGGCAACAATTTGCACATTATTTACGGTTGCGGTAGACATGAATAATTCTGTTGGGCCAGCAACAATTTCAAATAGGTTACCGAATTGTGAATTAGCATTATTAGGAACAATAACTACTGAGCTAATAATTCTTGATAACTGTTGGTGAATAAATGCTGACAATTCAGACCAGAAGAATTTTTCACCAAAGTCCCAATTTCTAATATCGAAATAAATATCAACAGCTTGAATTACTCTTGTTTTAATTTCATTATCACTTATATTTGTTGATGGTGATTTAACAACCTTAATGGTTGCTTGCAATTCTGCAGCAGCCTGTGGACCAAATAAAATCTTAAATGTTCCAGAGTTCCATATCATAGCATCACTAACCATTTTATATTTTTCTAAATCTTGAAATTGAATTCTAAGTTCTTCAGTTGTTGGTGCATCTGGTTTTGATAATATTGTACCATTACTATTTTTCCAAATTATCATATCTCTATAGAAACTATCTGTAACAACAATCATATCGATAATATTAGTTGGTGATGGATCGACTCGTTGATCAATTGGAGAATAATGACTCCATTTAAAATATAAAGGTAATCTTTCATTTTCTGGAATATCAGTATTTTGTGTGAATACTTTACCATTTCTATCATAATGTTCTTTATCGAATACAGAGATATATACTAATCCTGTAGGATACACTGCTAGATTTGCTGTAGTGTTTGACTCGAATGAATAATAAATTCCATTTCCTGGAGGAGTATCTGCAATTAAGAAAGATTTATCTATAAAATTCGATGTCACTATTTCCGCTTTATTGATTATAGTATCTGTTCCAGCAAGCCATGGAAAATCAATTGCAATTTGTGCATTTGTTGTTGGATTAATATTATTGAAAAATGCGGTAACTTGATTACCTACAGTTCTAAGAGTTGGATTTACAGGATCGAATAATAATTGACTAACGTTATTAATGAAAATTAAATCTGCTGTATCTAAATAAACAGTAGTTGGTGCTGGAGGATCATATTGACTTCCGGGACCTGCGCCACCCGGAAGTAATACACTCGAAATAATTGGAGCACTAAACATTTTGGTATTATCTACTAAATCAACAGGAAAGTAAACATATAAATTACCGGTTGCATTAGAAAGATTTGTTGCCCAAGAACCTATCCAAGGACGTGTACTTTGATATCCAGTAACTTCATTATTGAAATATTCAAAAACAACTCTGTCGTCAGAACCTATTATTTCATTAAATCCATCAGGATTATCTGGAATACCGTCTTCATTGTTATCAACTAATGATACCTCTACCTTGGATGGATCTACATAACCATCAAGTTGAGTAAAGACACCGGTAATGTTAAATAATACTTGTTCTGGTAAGAAAGCTTCGCAAGGAAGATCAATAGGATCAGGTGGATTATTATTATCAATTGTGCTATTAGTATTTACAAATGGCATAATTTCAATTGTATCTTGAAGTGCTTGACCTGTTGCACTATCAAGAACAATAACACCTGGTTCCCAGAAGAATCGAACATTTCTATAAGATTCGAAAACATAGACTCGTCCTCGTGCGGTTAAGTCATATGTAATAGTTCCAAGATCATTATTACTTGCAATGTTTATATATAATAAACCACTATCGGGATAATTTTGCCAGGTGGAATAAATTTGAGTTACTGGGGGAGTACCAATAACATCTGGTGGAGCATAATTCCAAGGCTGTTCTGCCTGATTAAGAACAAGTGGGGTTGTTTCTATAGATGTCCCCCATCTATTTCTTAATAAATCATAATATAACCAGAATGAAATACCATCGTCTATTCTTTGAATAATTTCTGCAATTTCATCATTTGTTAAATCATTTCTAAAAACTGGAATTACTTTAACTGCTTCATAATCAATTTGTTCTTCTACACCTAATTCAACAGGTCCAACAACAGCAAACGGATTCGATGGATCAACTATTAAAGGAAGACCATTTTGAATGACACTTTTAACTGGTGCGGAATTTAAATTGCTAAAAACTGTTGGAAGTGTGGTAGAAGTTTTAGCAAATTCTACCACAGCACCCGGTGAAATAAAATTCCATGCCTGATAAACATTATTAGGAATATTTGCAGCAGTTAATGTATTAACTAAACCTACCGCTGTTAAGGAATTTTTCGTACTTGTAAAAAATCCTGTATCATTTTTAAATTTTCGAGGGCTGGTCTGCCAAAATAATTTAGAACTAGGATCTGTTGATATAGGAGCAAGAGGATTGGTATTATCTACAGTTGGTACAAGATTTAGCAATGATCTACCTGTTGGTTGAGTAGGTGATGGATTAACTCGAATTGTACTTTCGAATTGTGGGAGATATTCGTCATAGAAGAACGCGGATATTTGTGAATTTCTTAACATTTCTTGAATAGTGTTTATTAAGATATTATCAATATTACCAGCATTAGATACATCTTGAACAACTTCAATTAACACATCTTGATTATCTCTGTATAAGGCGCCGTCCTGTCCAAAAATAATTAAATCACGATGAAATCCAGTTGGATCATTTAAATCAATATAACGGCTTTGTCCGCTATAAGTTCTGTCAGTAGCTTGAATTTTTGCAATCTGATTACCATAAACAAGTGGAAGAACATTATAATCGCTTCCATTAACCATACGTGATTGAGTAGAAAATACTTCAGGGGCACGCAATCTAATCTGTTCATCTGTTTCTGCCGCGGCAGCATTTCCAATTGTTTGTTCTAGATTAAATACAAGTCTGAGAACATATTGTTGTTGATCGAACCCTATGTATGGAATATTAATTTGAAGACCTTGTGCATCATCTGGACGAATAACAAGTGCTTGATCTGCACTAACACGTACCCATGCTCTAAATAAACCAGTCGGTACATTACCAAAATTGCCATCAGCAAAGCGAATATTAACTGTATTATTGGGACCGGAAATTACAGAGAAAATATTTCTCTCAGCAAAATGAATACTATTATATATAATATTTTCACCAGCAAGGGCAGGTACTTTAACCCATTTATTAATTACAATACCATTTTGATCTGTTTCTTGAACGTAAACATCATCTTGATTAATATTTTGAATATTAATAGGAAATAAACGATTAGGTACAGGAAATTCAAAGTTAGAATCTACATTAAGTAAATTACCTTGCTTAAAATATAAAAAGAAACCTGTATTATCTGAAGCTACTCCTAAACTATCATTTCTATAAATGAAATGGAAAGCGTTGTCTGGATCAGGATCACGTTCAAAAATTGTCATATTTGTAATGAAATCTGGATTACAGATATCAATTGGATATGTTTGCCCACTAACCGCAATTGATGCAGGATAGGTAACGTTTAGACGTTTGATGTTATTTAATTGATACAAATCTGTCGGAATTGAGCCAATTGTGCCACTTTTTGTCGGGCGCCCAAACGGATTAAGCGTGCTAAAAGCGGCATTGCAAATTTGTATAAATTGGTCGAACCAATCAGAATTGTTTGGATCATTCCAGAACACTGACACATCATTAATAGCAACACCATTGGCATCTATTAGTGGTTGATTGGTTTGAACTGCGGCAATTTTAAATAATCCACTTGCAGGAATATTTCTACGAGGAATGTAATTAACCATCTGAGCAAGACGGACAATGCTTTCTCTGCGCTCTGCGGTGTCAATGAAGTTTTCACGACTGTTAAGATCTGTTCTGAATGCAAGGCTTGTACCAAAGTAAGCAAGTAATTCAATAATTGCAATAAACTCAGAACTTTCAATATAGTCATTGAAATCTTCCGGATAGTAAGCCTGTATGTAATTAATTAAGGCTTGCTTTAAGGTATCAAAGTCATAAGCAGTATAATCAATAAATTGGAAGGCTTTAAAGACTTTCTTGTAATCTTCTGCCGCAAACAAGTTGGATTGGCGAATTGATTCTGACATTAGGTGCTCTCTCTATCTTTTAAGGAGAATCGAACAAATAGATTATCGGTTATTGATTCTGGTTTGAATAACAAGATCATAACAACATTTAATGCCTGATCTTCTTGAAATACATCGACGGATACAAGTTCTACTCTAGGTTCACTTTGAACAACATTAACAGCATCGGCAATGATTGCGTTCTTGGTATATTCATCAAATGGATCAAAAAGAAGTTCATAAATTCTTGTTCCAAAATTTGGCAACATTACTCGTGAACCTAATGGTGTAGCAAAATGATTTTCGATATCCCTTTTGACTAATTCGATATTATTTAAATTATAAGGTGGATTAGGTTGCCCTACTGTGTTGAAACCAACAAAGTAGGGTTTTCTTGTAATGCGATGCTGTTGGACGTAGCCAGATTGATTGGATGCCATATTAATTCTCTTTTTGTTATTTATCAAGAGAATTAACAGGGACTATATTAAGCAGGAGGAAATTTCTTATCGCAGCCGTTAGGATCAATATTTTGTACAATCATTGTGATAATCTTTGGACCACGTATTTTAACCTGTGAAAACCACTTTGATTCACGTAATGATTGTCCTGCCATATTGTAGTCTCCTGCCTTCATTGCAGAAATAAATCTGGTAAATTTTGAAAGTCTTCCTTCACCCAAATTAAAACATAAATCTGCACATGCTCTTTTACGAACATCAGATAGGTTATCCCATGTTGTCATTCCTAATAATCTTTGAGCGCCAGTTATGGAGAATTGTGCATCCTGATTAAACCATCGAGAAACTTGTTCTGGTGTAACTTTTGTAGGAACAGGAAATTTTGGTTTTTCATTTTCTCTTAATAAATGTCCAATACCGGCTGTTGGCAATCCCACACTATCAATATAAGAAATATACTTAACACCTTCATGATTCTTTAATTCACATTCATATGCAGCCATATTAAAATTCTTTGTGACAACACTGTCTGTAGCATCTACAGGAGGCAATTTACTATTATCTGCACCTGGTGTAGTATCAGGCGGAGGACTTACCTTTGCTTCATTACCAGCACCGCCGGATCCTCCGTAAGTTTTTGAACCTTCAGTTTGTTGTGGTGTATATCCTGCAATTGATCTAAATCTAAATGTTTCATGTTCCGGGCATGGTTCGTATGTCGGAAATACACTTACTGTTGTATTAAGAGCTTCTGAATTTCTTGTAAATTTAGATTCGGGATCTGCCCAGGTAGCAAGAATATTTACTTTTTCTACCAATTCTTTTATTTCTGCTTTAGGCGGAACAGGAATACTAACAGCTTGTCCAGCTTCACCCGGACCACCATTAGATGCACCATCGCCCGATCTGAGTCCAGGAAAGGTACCAATAATTGTTCCAGCTATAATGTCTCCAGATAAACTTAATGATGAACCATTAATAGAATTTACAACTCCTAAAGTGCTTCCAAAAGCAACTGCTCCAGTAACATCAAGAGTTCCACGAATTTTAACCGCACCTACATTTGTTATACTTGGTGCCGTTAGACTATATTCTCCATCGATGTTTATATATGAAGAACCTTTAACAGTTGTATGCATATCATTTAATGATTGCATAACAATGTTACCGCCTTCTCCATTACCTTGTCCTACATATTTGAAATATTGAATTGTGGAGGGTTTAGGAATATTATTTACGTCATATGTGAATGAAGTTGTTGCAGTGGTAGTATCTTTCGCTGCCTTCATAAAGATGTTTTGACCGGCTTCAATATTAATATTTCTATCGGCACGAAGGTTAATATCTTTTTGAGCACGCATTGAAATACTTGTTGCCCCAAAGATATTGATATTGCCTTTTTGATCTAATTGCACCCATGCGGTGCCATCACGATTAATTAAATAAACAAATCCATTTGTTTCATCGAGTTTAATCTGGGCACCGGTCTTTGTAGTTAATTGAATGTATTCAGAACTTGTTTCATCATCCATTATGAATGCTGAGCCACCTTTTCTTCTAATATTTTCTGGACTAACAGTCGCATCAATTGGTGGTCCAGGTGTAAGAATTCCAAAAACCGTACTAGGAGATTCTCGACGTGCGCTCGATGTTGTTATTCCACGACCTTGATCATTAATTAAGCCTTGATTGCCGAGCCCTTGAAACTTTGTCTTTTCATATGGCTTAATTGCATCTCTTGGGTGAGTTACTTTTGTGTCCCATTTATTATATTCAGCCGTCGGTACAAGTTTTCCTGGATATTGATAGTTACTAGCACTAGCAGGCATACCAGGAACCATGTCATTTATATATTGGTTATATAAGGAACCAATCCAAACACCTCTGGACGGATCTCCATTAACAAACATTATAAGGACTTGATTATTAACATCCGGTGGTATCATCCACATACCATACGAAGTTTGTGTGCCTTCAAATGTTTGAATATTAGCTTCACTAATAGTTTTATCATTTGTTGCACCTGCAAATGGCGAACAATAATTCACGGTAATCCAACCGTGTTGATCATCCGGGGCTGATCCTAATTCAGCTACCCAGACTCTTAATCTACCATTTCTTTGTATGTCTTGAGCATCTTTTACAAATCCGACAAAGACTCCATGCAATGAAGCTGTTCTTCCAATAGGTTGAAATTTATTGGATTTTGTGGTAGCGGTAGTTCTGGCATTGGTATCTAAGTATGACATTAAAAAGTTCTCTATGTAATTTTCAAGTTTGCTATTGCTAGTCTTTGAGCATCAGTTAATACTGGTATATTACCATTTAGATCAGTACCAGGACCGAATGTAACCTTTGTAACAACCTTTCCAGCAAGATCCCTTGCAGTATCGACTTTTCCTTTAATATCACTAACACCACTTTTAATTTTATCTGTTATTATTGCGGTATCTGGAACCACATCATTAGATCCACGAAGGAAATTTGGCTTGCCTTGAGTTGTTTCTGCTGGTTTATTTGTGCCTTCAAGTTGTGCTATAAACTCTGGAAAATCTTTAAGATTAATTAAATTATCAAGAATAGCTGTTATTTCTTGTGTAAATTTTCCCATTTCAAATTTGCTAGCTACTGAAATAACCTTATAGACACCGCTATATGTTTCCACTTCTGAATAGGCTTCTGTTAGACCTGTATTTTCATTTGCTATTTTTGGAGTCCTAAATCTTATTACAATAAAATTATCAGTTCCATAAGGATTTACTGTTTTTTTATGTTCATTATTATGACCTTGTTTAATTAATGCTATGGCCTTATCTGCAGGCATTTTGGATTTATACGGTAATAATTTATCAGCAGGTTCATTTCTAGGAAATAGCCAAAATGGATCGCCCTTAATAGTGAATTTAATATGTTGTAAACTAGCATCTAGACTGGAATATAATGCTGTGGTAAAAAGACTAGCAGTTCTTGCGCGCCCAGCGTCACTAGAAGGATCAACACCAAAGGCTCCGTTAATTTCATGTGAGCCTTCTATTAATGGAACAGGCCTTAATTTACCTTGCCTAACTGAATCAATAAGTTTTCTTGCCTCTTTTGCTTGATCAGAATTAATATCAACATCAGAAACAAATTTTAAAGAAGTAGTTGGATTTGTCGGAGTAACTAAAGATCTTGGTGTAATTGCCTTACCATTTAACTCACCGGTTCCTTGGATACCTCCCGATTTTACAATTTCTTTAGCTAGATCAAGCCTATTGGCGGGTTTTGATCTACTGACATCTAGTGCAGCGTTAAATCGAGATCTATCTACATCACTTATTTTCAAATTATTTAAGGATTCTTTTGCCGCGGCTATTGTTACACTAGGATCGGATTTATTGTTTGGATCATTTATCCATCTTACTTGTCTTTTTACATATTCAGTTGCAGATTGTGTATCTTCTAATTTACCATGATGTACAACACCGGTATCATTAATGGCTGTATCATAATAGAGACCGCCAAATCTTGCTATTACTGCGGCATATGAGAAATTCATATTTAAATCAAAATTAAGAATTTGATCATTTAGACCTGTGAAAATATAATTATATTTCTTTTTTAAAATTCCTGTATTATTATAAGTTATTAATCTTTTTCTTGCTGCTTCCAGTGTAGATGATGTTTGTGCTGTCTGTGATGCAGTAGCTTCAATTAATCCAATGTCATACTGAACAATATAAACCGTAATAGCCACTGCATTATTTTGTCTTAAATGATCAAATTTAGTAGGTTTAGTTTCTGTAATAACTCTCCAAAAGAATCTCATTGGAGATGCTTTATCTGCGGTATCTGGCTCGGCCATGCTTGTTGAGGCACTTGGTAATTTTCGATTAAAATAATCTGTACTTTGTAATAATGAATCGACAATTTTATCAATACCTGTTCCAGTGTTATATGTTGCTGTTTTCTCTGAAAAATCAATATAACTACCACCACGAGAGGTAGATTGATTAGCATTCGGCCTAGCCACAGGAATATTTGCTAATAAAGGATCAACTATAATTTCATATGTATCCGGAATACTATATGAGTCAATAGTTTGTATATAAGCATCGAGATTTAATTTATTTTCAAGTTGTGTCATGGCGTCGCCAAAATTATTGAGGTCAGTAAGAACAGTGGTATGCTGAATTACGAAATAAGCATTGGACTGTGCTAATTCATCATAAAAAATAGCATCAACATCATACACGGTTCCTCCATTAGTTACACGAGCTTTCATGCTAGTGATTTTTATAGGCCATACCCACTGAAGTCCTGCTAAAGTTCCTGGACTTCCATTAGTAGGCGCATCTGAGCTTTCTGTATCCCTTCCACGAAATTCCATTTGTAAATAAAATGGTGACACAAGCCAATTTCCAATTCCTAAGGCAATTGATTGGTAATACATCTTGTCAAGAAGGCCAGCGCCACCTGGTTCTAATATTTCAAATTTTACTGTTGTTTGGGTTCCAGTACCGGCTTGAAGGGATGGAACTACAAAACCTTGCATTTCAACCTTATCTATCGATACATCGGTGACACCGTTTTCAACAATGATTGTTTGAGCTTCTCTATCTAAAACTTTACCTTCTGATGCATCTTCTACCGAAGTCATGAAAAGCTTAAAATGATATGTATAGGCATCAAAACTATCTAAAACATTAGGTTGTATTTGAATTTTAATTTCTTCGGCTGTTGCCGATGGATCATTATTTTTTTTATCGTTTTTGTAAAGAGTTGGAACTACATCACGACTTCCACGTAAAAAATCCGGCTTATTTACAATTGCCCTTGCATTCAAGTCTTTCATAAGCTTTGATTTTTGAGCCTGGGCTGTGATGTGAGGATTTCCGAAAGCCGGTTTAGAAGCATTAAGAATTTCTTCTGCCGTCGGCGGAGCAGCAGCAAGTGGTGTAATTCTGCCAGGATTAAATTTAGGAATATCAGCCATTATTGTTTAAGTATATTTACAGGAACATAAATTTCAAGACCTGAAATAAAATCATTAATCGGATCTATAATTAAATTTGGATTACGAATGCAGAATACCCACCATAGATCTGGAGTTCCATATTGTTGATTACTTAACAAATCCGGACGTTGATGAAATTCTGGCGGGATAATAAGAATGTTATCGAAATCGCTTTTTGGTACAGATCTTGGTATCCATAGATCTAAATACCAATCTCTAATTGGTGTCAATTTATATTGACTTGTATCTTTTGAATTTTGTGCCATTTTAAATAAATCCGTCGCCTATTAATTTACCAGCTCTAAATTCATCAAGATTAAATTCATCCCTTAATTTAATAGGAGTATATTGAGTATCTAATTCAACACTTACAGACATATGAGCTGGTACCCATGATATGCCTTTTGAATTTGATGGAGTGAGTTTTACCTTAAAATTTTCTGAATATTTTATTCCTACACCCGAGGTGTCAACTGGTACATAATCGATATTATTAGGATAGGTATAACCAAAATCTTTAACAATTACAGGAACATTATTGAATTGATATTCTCCTAAATAATTAAATTGTAAAACAGGTGGTGGTGTTCCTGCTTTTTCATAAGGCGTTTGGCCAAAATAAGTTTTCGTAACGGAACGGAAGAAATGGATTACCGCTAATAAATATAGTGCTTCATCATTTGATTGAGCAGTGAATTCTGCAGTTATACTTATTGTTTTAGGATAAGATCTAATATAAGAATTAAAGGTATAATTCGACTGGATGAAGGGCATACCTTCATATTCTGCCGTAGACCCGCTTGTTATAGTTGGAGTATAAGGAAAAAGAACACCATTAGTAGTATGCAAAGGATGTAGTAGATTTTCTACAGTATTAGGACCCAAAATTGATTCGGCAAACTTTGGATTTTTTGGTTGTAAACGTGCTCGATGATCTTGAATTATCTGTGGCATTAAGAAATTCTCCTATTGTCTTATTTATCAAGGTCATAATATTGGTACTTTATATAGATATTCTTGACGAAATGCTTTATGTATGTTACAATTCACTAACTGACAGGAGAAACAATAATGTCACCAGATTTAGACGATATCCTAATAGAGGATGATGAGGGAAATGAAGCTCCAGATGTAATTTCAATATCACCTATTAGGAAAGTTAATTATCTTAATAATAAAGATATGCTTAAGGAAATTCATCAGAGTAAGAATTCTTTTTGTGAATATATAAATCCAAAATACAGTGATTATGATGTCATTGTAGAAAATATATCAGAAATTTATCTACCAGAAATACAAGAAAAAGCAAAAGCATCTAGAGCATCTCGCATGGCAGAAATATCTTATGAGGCTGCACTTTTATCAAAACCAGATGTTTCAAAGGCAGATAGACCTAAATTATCAGAATTTAAAATTAAATCAGATACAATACCAGTTGAAGATTTAGTATTTAGAGTTCTTGGATTTGATCATATTCCACTTGCTCCAGGACGTAAGAAGAATCCAAAAAACGAAGCAGACAATTATGTCAAATTAAATTTCTATCCTTTCAAACATTTCATAATTGAAAACGGAGTAGCTAAAGAAGTTGGACGTTCACATTCAAAAAATGGTAAGTTTAATCTTGAACGCGGTTCTATAACAAATAAGTTAGCAAGGATGTTTATCTTGATGGTGAATAAATATGCACAGCGTGGTAACTGGCGTGGTTATACTTATATAGATGAAATGAAGGGACAGGCACTTCTACAATTAGCTCAGATGGGTTTAAAATTTGATGAATATAAATCTGATAATCCATTCTCCTATTATACAGCCAGTGTATCAAATAGTTTTACACGGGTATTCAATTTAGAAAAGAAAAATCAAGAACTTCGCGATGATTTATTAGTTGAGAGTGGTGCAAGCCCAAGCTTCTCTCGCCAATTGGCTGTTGAAGAAGAGATTCGCAGGCTTAGGGAAGATGCACAAGAATAAGATGAGCGCCAGACTTTTTGATAAAGTTGTAGTCTTTACAGATATTCATTTCGGTCTTAGACATAATGCTAGAGATCACAATCAAGATTGTTTAGATTTTCTTGATTGGCTTATCGAACAAGCACGTCTGAGGGGCGCCGAATCCTGTATATTCCTCGGTGATTGGCACCATCACCGGTCGAATATTAACATTCTGACCCTTGACTACACCATGCAAGCGTTGAGGAAACTCAACGCTGCTTTTAAAAAATCCTATGTTATGGTTGGTAATCACGATCTCTTTTATAGAGAAAAGCGTGAGATACATTCTATGGTTGTAGGTAGCGAATTTCCGAACATTGTATTAGTTAATGAGCCAATGGTTGTAGATGATGTAGCTCTGATTCCATGGCTTGTTGAAGATGAATGGAAAGATATAGCTGATATCAAATCTAAATATTTATTTGGACATTTAGAACTGCCTGGATTTAAAATGAATGCAATGGTAGAGATGCCGGATCACGGCGAGCTTAATTCTACACATTTTCAACATCAAGATTATGTCTTTTCTGGTCACTTTCATAAGCGTCAATCAAAAGGGAAGATTAGTTATATAGGTAATCCTTTCGGTCACAACTATTCAGATGTATGGGATTTTGAACGTGGTGGTATGTTTTTAGAATGGGGTAAAGAACCCGAATTCTTAGATTATACAGAAGGTCCGCGTTTCATTACTATTAATCTTACAGCATTATTGGAAAATCCGGACATTTATTTAAAACCAAAAACGTATCTTCAGGTTACACTTGATGCTGATATCACATATGAAGATGCAAGTTTCATGCGAGAACAGTTTTTAGAAAATTATAATGTTCGTGAATTTAAACTGATAAAAGATCAGGACGACGATATTTCTAAAGGTTATACAGGAGAAATTAATATAAAGACGGTAGATCAAATTGTTATTGAAGGATTAGGAAAAGTTGAAAGTAATCATCTTGATCCAAAATTATTAATAGAAATTTATAACGGATTATAACATGTTAAATTTACATGGATTAACAATAAAAAATTTCATGAGTATTGGATCAAATACTCAATCAATCAATTTTAAAGGAAATGATCTTGTTCTTGTGCTGGGTGAAAATTTAGATCTTGGTGGCAATGATAATCGAAACGGTGTAGGTAAATCTACAATTGTGAATGCATTATCTTATGCATTGTTTGGATCTGCTTTAACAAATATTAAGAAAGATAATTTAATTAATAAATCCAATATGAAACACATGTTGGTAACATTAACGTTTGATTCCGGTGGAACAAAATATAAAATTGAAAGAGGTCGCAAGCCCGGGATTTTTAAATTTATAAAAGATGGTATCGAAAAAGAAGATAAGGAAGAAGATAACGAGGCACAAGGAGAAAACAGACATACACAATTAGAAATTGAAAAAATTATTGGAATTTCTCACGATATGTTTAAGCATATTCTTGCTTTGAATACTTATGTCGAGCCATTTCTTGCGTTGAAAACAAATGATCAAAGAATTATTATCGAACAACTTTTAGGAATTACCAAATTATCTGAGAAGGCTGAAAAACTTAAAGAAGAATCAAGGATTACAAAAGATGAGATTAAGGAAGAAGAATTTCGCATTTCAGCTGCGAATGAAGCAAATAAACGGATCGAAACCAATATTAAGCATCTTGAGATTAAGTCCTCTAATTGGGAACAGAATAAGGAATCCAGAATACAAACATTGCAGACCTCTATTATGGAGATGTTATCGATTGATATTGAGAGAGAAATTGCCCTTCATAAATCGAAGAAAGAAGCAGAAGATTTAACTGTTGAATATCGTTCATTAACTAAAGAACTTTCTAGTTTAGAAAAAGATGTCACCGATACAAATAAAACTATTACTCGCCTTAAGACTATATTGTCGAATTCTGTTCAGAAGATTTGTCCAACCTGTAATCAAGAAATGGATAAGGATACACATGAACAAGTTCATAAAGAGTATCTATCACAACACGAAGACGCACAAAAGAAATTAGAAACAAAAACTGTAAAGCGTGATGAAGTAAAAGCTTTATCTCAAACAGTTGCTTCTATTATTCCTATTTTGCCCGATACCTATTATGATACTATTGATGAGGCATATAATCATAAATCAACATTGGATACACTCGGTAATAGTTTAGATACTGAACTTAATTCTGAAAATCCCTTCATTGATCAAATTGAAACATTACGAAGAGATGGACTACAAGAAATTGATTTTACCAAATTAAATACATTAGTCAGGTTAAAAGATCATCAAGATTGTTTATATAAATATCTTACCAATAAAGATAGTTCTATTCGAATGACAATCATTAATCAAAATTTAACATTCTTAAATCGTCGTCTTTCTCATTATCTAATAGATATAGGTCTTCCACATGAGGTTAAATTTAAATCTGATTTGGATGTTGAGATAACACAATACGGTAAAGAATTTGATTTTGATAATTTATCTCGTGGTGAACGCACAAGATTAATTTTATCTCTTTCCTGGAGCTTTAGAGATGTGTATGAATCTTTAAATGATAAGATTAATTTGCTTTTTATCGATGAATTAATTGATTCAGGTTTAGATGCTAGTGGTGTTGAATCATCATTGGCAATTCTTAAGAAAATGGGTCGTGAAAACAAGAGAAATATCTTCCTTATTTCTCACCGTGATGAATTAATTGGTCGTGTATCGAATGTTTTGATGGTTATTAAGGAAGGCGGATATACAACTCTCGAGTCTAACGATGCTCTTGCAATTCAAGAGAGCATCTAGCTAAACTTAGAAAAATAACAGAGAGGACAAATGAATATATTACCTTACGAAATTATAAACGATGAAATTATTTGGTCAGCAAGCTACAGATTTAGGGACGGATCACCAAGACCGAAATGTATTAATCCAGGATGTAATAGTCCAGTAACCTGTTCATCTGGCGGAGAATCTAGTTCACCATCTTCCAGAACACTTCGAACAGTGTGCCACAAATGTCATAGAGCAAGCTATGGAAAAGATTCTTTACCGTTTGGTGTAACTAGTTTTAAGAAAGATTATTGCGAGAATATTGATGGTCGTATTGATGGCATACCATGTACCGCATCTAATTTATCTAGTGCTCAATTAGAACTTGATCATATAGATGGAAATCATATAAACAATATTCCGGGTAATGTTCAAACATTATGCAAGAATTGTCATTCTAAGAAATCGGTTCTTGCAGGTGATTATCGGAAGTCATGTAAATCACATCGTTCGCCTTTATCATCGGCAGAAAGTTTATTGACATGGTCGAATAATTTTTCACAGCTATTTGATTTAGTGGATTATTCCAAAACTGATCCCAATGAACAAAAGTCCAACCTTTATAATTCAGAAATCGATCAACTACAAAATCTAATTCCTGAGGATACACCACCCACTTCTCTTTCCGGGATATCTTAATAAGAATTAAATTTAAGTCGCCGGGATCCTCGACGTCCTTCTGCTGTTGGATCCAGTCGTCGAGGATCTTCACATCTGCATACCACAATTGATGAAAGGGAAAATCTGCATAACTTTTGCATTCAATATTCCAATATTTCCAAGATTCAGGCGGATGAATATCTCCCTTTTTACTTTGAATTTGGGCGTTTCCTAACGATGTTTTTCGGAAATTATTTTTGCCACCGACGAACGCACCAGACGATGGAATTCTGATGAAAGATTCATTGTAGGTTGCTGATAAGAATTTCGCTACTTCTAATTCCCATGCATTACCTTTAGCCTTTGATTTGGATGGCATTATGTCCCCTGTTTCATTATTTATCGCCTCTCATAAATATGTGAATAAAAGGAGATTTGCCCTATGTATACATTTGATTATTTGAAGGCTGTAAATCACGCCATGCTTTATGAAGTTGGCGGATTTTGGGACCTATGGACATTAGGAACTAGAAGTGGTTTAAACTTATCAGCATGTGGTTATGTAGATGACCCCGATGATACTGGTGGTGAAACAAAATATGGAATTTCAAAAAATAATAATCCAGATCTTGATATTAGACACTTAAATTGGGCCGGCGCAAAAGAAAGATTTTATGAAAATTATTGGTTGCCCGGCAAGGCTGATCAGATCGAAAATCGTATAGCAGTTTTACACTTCGATGGTTGCATAAATCACGGGGTCAGTCAAGCATCTAAATTTCTACAACGAGCAGTAGGTGCCGATGATGATGGAGTAGTAGGGCCACAAACCATTGAACTTGTTAACGCAGCAAACCCTATCGATGTATGTAATAGTATTTGTGATCAACGTGAACAATTTTATTATAACATTGTTGAAGACAATCCTTCGCAAGAAAAATATATTGACGGATGGATAAGACGCATTGATGAGATGCGTGAATACACCACAAATCCTTACGCAGTGTTCAGTCTTAAGGACTTAATCAATATTATTGTGGCCTATTTGTCGGGCGAGATAAGTTAGTACATAATAGTAAACTATTTAAGCAAAAAATCAGGCTACAGGGTTGACGCGCCCTGTAGCACGTTCTAAATCAAATTGCGTATAGGTTTAAACTAAAGCAGATATAAACCCAAATCTTAATAAACTAAAGCAAAATTATCAAAACACAATTTAGGGTTGGCGAGCCTAGTTACAATTTCGCTGGCGTGTCGTTCGGAATGGAGCGCAACAGCCAATGTCTGTTGAGTGTGCAACAGCAAGTCATAAGAAAACAACCTATGTTGTTAGTAAGATGATAATGAAGTTTGTAGCGAGTATGTGAAAACAGGGTATGGCTCGCTAGCCGCGTAATTGGCTGACTGAAGGTAGATTACAATGCGGTGAGGATAACAAGGCTCTAAAGGCTGGGTCCCCCTTCCGAAACGCTAATAATGCGTGTAGTTGACATAATCAATCCAACACTACGTGAAATATTTCGGTATCAGTTCTGGCGACGCAGGTGGCGTTTCCTATCCAAGGTTTTGGATACCCTTGGTCTGACTCTACCGGTGTTCATTTAAAACCATTAAGTTTAAGTGCGAAGCGATACAGATCGAAATGAAGAACGAAGCTGAGCTTGCGAAGCGAGTGAATCATGAAGATCTCGGTCTTTAGACCGCTTGTATTGATAGAACTTTTTTATAAATGCGTTTTATTAGTTTTATCACTTCTTGATTAGTATCGTCCATAATGGATAGGTATGACCTTAATTGAATGTGATAGATCTCATTTGAAAATGTCTCGATTCCTAAAACTCCTGTGAATTTTTGAAAATACAGAGATACAAACGCATTGATTCGTAACTCTACTTCTCCATTTATATCGGGTAATTCCTCTTGACTACGAAGTTGCACATGTCGTATGAATTTAATCTCACCTTTAATGATATATACCTCAGTGAATAGATGAGGTCCTTCTAATTTCTTCATGTATATGAAGCCAGGATGAAGTGTCTTAGATGTATCTAATTTAATATTAGATTCTTTGTCAGGTAATCCGTCCAGTTCATATGGACTCCACTTGATATTTTGTGAGTCGAGTAATCTTGATAATTCATATACCCAACGATGTTTAGGATAACGCTCCCAGCATTCAATGTCATCTTTAGGGATGTCTAGCTCTTGAGTTTCTGTCTTTCTGTTCATAGCATACCTCTTACATGTATTCTTTACCGCCTGGATTTTCTGCCTTCAATTTTTTATTAATTGCTTTAATAATAATTTCTCGATCTTCAAATGACATTCCCCAGGCACTATTCCAGTCAACTCCGCCATTCATATAAAGACAAATATCAGTAATTTGTTCTTTAAGTTCACGAGTTTCCCTGACATATGATTGTATTAGGTCGCCTAATTTCTCAGGTGGTAAAAGTATTAGTGACCTTATGAAAAATTTACAGGATTAAAATCAATGTCACTTTCCCATTCATGTTCACATTTTTCACATTTGGCAGTGAATGTTTTTTTAATACCAATTTTATTAATCTCTTCTATCATATCACTTATTTTATCAGCACTTTTTTTATCGATGTTTTGCAAAAATTCTTTGATATATCTGGGTTCTGATACATTAATATTATCTTTCTCATTGACTACTTTCACTACACCATTTGTCATTAATTCGAATTTTATGATTGCCATATTTTTAAATGCTTCAGTGAATAATGCTGATCTCTTTTCTTTTGTTATATCATCATTTTCAATAGATCTTGTTATTTTTCTTCTTTCAAATTCTGAATGTAATGCCTTAAGCAAATCGGGGAAGGAATATGGTTTTACAAATACAGATAATCCTGAATCTAAATAAACAATGTATTCTGGTTCAAGTGTGTCCATATTATCTAAGGCATACTGCAAATCTAGTTTGAATAGATTATCATGATTGCAAGCAGGACAATCTAGTCGTGTTTCTAATGATTCATTAAATGTTGCATAGCGAACTGCGGTGATTAAAGCGTCAATATCGTTGGTCAACAGTGCTCGTGGCTGTTTAACGGCCGGTACACAACTTGTTAAAACTTCTATTATAGCCTCACCATTTAATAAAGCATCTGGATTCTTAAGTATGAGTTCGTCCTTTCCAGTCATAGGTAATACACCAACTTCACCCTGTTCATTGAGACTAATAACCCCGTCTTTATAATAACTAGTACCACTAGGTATTTTTAGATAGAGTTTAATCGACCTAAAATATTGTTTTAATGGATTACCTTGCTGGACTGCTTGATTCATATTCATACCTCTGAAAATATTTTGATAAATAGTATTTGAATTACTTTTGTTTATTTATCACGGGACTTAACCTAATATTTTATGGCTGATACTACCACAATCATTACAGGCGTAGCGGATGGTGCGTTTGAGACGGCCTTTGAAGGATTGCCACCTTGGGCAACACAAGAAACTCTCGAAGATATTGAGGTTATTCTAACTAAACTTCTAAAAACTCAATCTACCGCTTTAGCTCAAATGATGAAGAGTGCTGGCGCTGGCGGCCACGGATTAAAACCGGAAGATCTTGATAAACTCAATGACGAAATTCAAGATGCTCAAAAATATTTCAAAGGTATAAATGATGATGAGCCTAAGGCTAAGAAGAGACGAAGAGATGAAGAAGATATACATAAGAAATCTCTCGCCGAATGGAAGAAAGGCATATCTACTTGGAAGATTTTACAAACTGGTATAGCTAGTGCTGGTGAAAATATCAAGAAGGCTATGACCGAGAATGTCAACACATTCGACGAACTATATAGTTCTGGTATAAATGTGATGAATGGGTTTGATAATGCAACTAGCGGGTTTAATGCACTTCAACAGTTAGCAACAATGACTGGAACTCGTTTTACTGAATTATCTGCTTCTATTGTAAAATATAACACTGCAATTAATAAATTAGGATTAGGTAATTTCGGTAAGACACTTCAAGCAACAAAGTCAGAATTAGAAAGATTTGGTTATAAAGGTAAAGAAGCATCTGAATTATTAGGCGCTTACCTAGAATCTCAAAGAGGCTATACAGATGCTAGCACTCAATCTCAAGAAGAATTAAATAAAAATGTTGTAGAATTCGGTAAGAGAATGACAAAATTGTCTCAGGCAACTGGAACATTAAGGTCACAATTAATAGATACCGTTGTTGCACTTTCTGAATCTGTCGACGCAAGTAACTTAATGGCTCAGACAAATAGAGATGCATCTGAATCCACATTAGAATTTATAGCATCTTTTAAAGATAAGAGTATTGGGCAAGAATTCTTAAAGATGATGACCGCCCAAATCAAACCATTAAATGCGACATTTATGGCATTTCAAAAAGCTGGATATGGTGGATTTGGAATAAGATTGCAAAAGCAACTCGATTCCCTTAAAGGAATAGATGATCCTAAAGAAAAAGCAAGGAGAATGGCAGAATTCACAAAGATGAGTAAAGGTGAATTTAACGCCATGCGACCTATATTACAATTACAGGCCGAGAATGGAAATCAATCCGCTGCTGAATCATTAAGAGTTATGACCGCAATGGAACAACAAGAGAGGGCATTTACAGAAACTGGTAAAGTTCAGGAAGATGTTGCTGATGATACTGCAAAAGCAAGTAAAAAGTTTCAAAATGAATTGGAAGAATTAGAATCTTCTTATCAAAAGGCGTTTGCACCAACAATAGAAATGATGAATGCATTTTCTAAGCTTTTGGGAGGCGTAAATGCCGCAATTACCGGAACTATAGCTTTAATTGGTACACAAGCATTAGCGTATGTTGGTGCTGGAATTGCTCTTATAGCAATGACAATGAAAATACGTATAGTTAGTTCAGCACTCGATGCCTTATTAGAAACTCTAATAAGGCATCGAGGAGGAGAATCTCAGGATCAAACCCGCG